AGAAGGCAAAGCTCCTGAAGGAGGTCATGGAGAAAAAGGCCAAGCTCAAGGATACCGAAGCTGCGCGGGCTGCCGCGGAGGCCGAGCTGAAGAAGTTCGAGGGTATCGACCTGGACGAGGTCAAGAAGCTTCTCGCCGAAAAGACCGAGCGTGAAAAGAAGGATCTCGAGGCGAAGGGTGAATTCGACCGTCTGAAGAAGATGATCGCCGACGAGCGCGCCGCCGAGAAGACGACCTACGAGTCGACCATCGCGGAACTCAAGGCGCAGCTGGGGCGGAAGGAAGGCACCATCAACGAGCTGACCATCGGCCAGAATTTCAGTCAGTCGACCTTCATCAAGGACGATCTGGTGCTGACACCGGCCAAGGCTCGTCAGCTTTACGGCTCGCATTTCGAACTGAAGGACGGCAATGTCATCGCCTACGACAAGCCGGCCGGCGCCGCCGATCGGACGCCGCTGACCGGTGCCGACGCCAATCCGCTGCCATTCGAGGAGGCGCTGAAGAAGATCATCAGCCTCGATCCGGATAAGGATTCGTTGATCCGCACCAAGATCAAGCCAGGCGCGAACTCGTCTTCCCAGCAGCAGCTGAAGAACGAAAAGCCCAACGGGCAGGGGGACGGTCTCTACGGGGTTTCGCGAATTAAAGCGGGTCTGAGCGCCGGAAAATAGCGCCAGATTTGTCGATATAGCAAAGTCAGTCATTTTTGACTGACTTTTCGCTTGGCGAGATCCAATCATTGGGTTATCATTATGGTCAGTCACTAATGACTGATCCAAACGGTGATCTTGCCAAGGAGTAAAACACATGCCGCTTCTCGTTGCTGAAGCCGCGAAACTGTCGATCGAAGATCGCCAGCGTGGCGTCATCGAAGAGATCATCGACAAGGATGAGCTTTTCGCCCTGCTTCCCTTCGTCCAGTCGGACGACAAGACCTATTCCTACGTTCGCGAAGGCGAGCTGTCTGAGGGTGCATTCCTCAGCGCCTACGATGACGTCCCTGAGGGCGCGGCGACCTTCGTGCCGGTTAACTCCGTGCTGAAGGTTCTGGCGGGTCAGGTCCAGATCGACAACTTCACCGCCGAGGTGCAGTCGAAGCTGAACGACCAGGTTGCTGTGCAGATCGCCGCCAAGGCGAAGGCGCTCGGCCGGCAGTTCCGCAACGCGCTGATCAACGGCGACTCCGACGCCAACGCCAAGTCGTTCGATGGTCTGATCAAGCTGATGCCCGCCGGGCAGACGCTGGAAGCCGGCGTCAACGGCAATGCCGTTTCCTTCGACATGCTCGACGAGCTGAAGGACATGGTGAAGCTCGGCGCCGACGTGCTGATGATGCGTCAGGGCACCTGGCGTGCGATCCGCGCCCTCAACCGTGCGATGGGTGGCAACACCGCTGACCACATCATGATCGACAACTTCGGCTACGCTATCAAGGCGTATGATGGCACTCCGGTGATCATCAACGACTACATCCCGGCCGACGAGGAGCAGGGCGAAAGCGACGAGACGTGCTCGATCTTCGCGCTCCGTCTCAACGAAGCCGACGGCTTCCACGGTCTGTTCGGCGGCGCTTCGGCTGGTATCCGGCTGGAAGAGCTCGGCCTGTCGCACACCAAGGACGCCAAGGCCTGGCGCGTCAAGTGGTATGCCGGCACGGCGCTGAAGGCGACCCACTCGGTCGCCCGCCTCAAGGGTGTCACCAATATCTAATTGGTGATCAGTCAATATTGACTTATGATCAGGGGCGGGTTAAACCTGCCCCTGATTTGTTTTGAGGACTCGAATGAAGAAGATCGAGATTTACGGACAGCCAGGCTGTCTGTTCTGTGCCAAGGCGGTTCGCTACCTGCAGGCCTTCGATCTGGCCGTTCTCTACCGGGACATCACCGATCCGCAATCTCGCAACGAGATGCTCGCTCGCAACCCGGCGGCCAAGACGGTTCCCCAGATCTTTATCGGCGCCAGGCTGATCGGCGGTCACGACGATCTGATCGCCATACCGCTGAACAAGCTCCAACAGATGATAGGTGAGTAATGAATCACGTTAAGGTCGTCGCTAAAGGCTGGACCGGCTATACCGGCCTCATCGGTGTGGTGCGCTTCAAGAATGGTATCTCCGACGAGCCGCTGTCGCGCCCGATGATCGATCGGCTGTCCGCCGTCGTGCGAATGGTCGAATGCACGTCGAAAGGGGAGGAGATCAGCGGCGCCGGTATTGCTCATCGCCTGGTGAACGACACCGCCCAGCGCGCGCCGGTGCGCCGTAGTCTGATGCGCCAGTCCGAAGCGGCCAAAGCCGACGAGGAGGCCAAACGACTCGACAAGAAGCCGCGAAAGCAGGCGTCCGAACGTCGCATCCACACTGAGGCGGAGCTGGACGAGATTATTCAGAAAGACGGTATCAAGGGCCTGCGAGAGGTCGCTGATCAGTGGGGTCTGAAGGGCCGACGCCTCGACGAGCTTCTCGCCAATGTGATTTCGGCGCAGAACAAATTCGTCGCCGATCGCGGTCAGCGCATCCAGTTGGCCGCGGAGAAGCGCGAGGAGGCTGTCAAGGCGCAGAAGGCCAGTGATGCCTCGGCGGCGGAGACCCTGCTCGGATCGAACATTCTGGCTTCCACCTATGAGATCGCCGGTCAGACCGTGCGACTGGGCGACATCGTGTCTGGCGCCTTTCGGCGCTTCGGCGGAACGATCGGTGAGTGGAACGCCCTGGCTGATGGTCCGCGCGAGGATCTTCTGCGTCTCGAATTGGATCGGCTGCTCGCCGCGGTGGAGTAATCCATGAACATCTACCCCGAGAATTTCAAAGTCTCTGTCGACGTCACCTTCGTCGATCGCAATGGCAACGTTATCGAACCGACCGAAGTTCGTGCCGCTCTTTATGATGGTGACGATCTGGAGGTGGTGGATTTTGGCTCTTTGCCCTTCGATGTCTCTGAGGGCAAGAAGACGATCATCATCCCGGCGGAGTTCAATGTTCTCGGGGAAGGTGAACGATCCGCAGCGCGTATCCTTCGTGTCGTTCTGGTCACTATGGATGGCGACATAAAGCGCTCGACGTCCTACCTCGTCGAGAGCGAATTCCGTCTTGCGGTTATGCAGAATTCGTTCATGACCATCGAGGCGGCCGAAATTCTGGCGCGTGACGTGCCGAACCTCTCTGGTTGGCGTGCGGCAGGCGACGATGAGCGTCATGCAGCGTTGATCGAGGCTTACAATCGACTGACCCGAATCCCCATGCGCTTTCGTGTTGTTGACCCGGCCGCCGACGTGCCGCTGGAAAGCGACATCTACGCTGAAGAGACCATCATCCTTCGCTCCGCCTGGATCGACATCTCGGTCGAGGAATTCAACGCCTGGCCGCTGTTCTTCCGTCGTTCCCTGCGTCAGGCGCAGCTGATCGAGGCCAATGAGCTGCTTGAAGGGGATGATGTGACCAAGCGGGTGCGCGCCGGCATCATTTCCGAAACGATCGGCGAAAGCTCGGTGACGCTGCGTGCCGGTCATGTCGATTTCGGACTGTCGCGACCGACGCTCAGCTGCCTCGCCGGTCTGATCTACTATAACCACCGGATTGTGCGCGCATGATCCTGCAGAAGCTGGCGCAGGAGGCTGAGTTCGCCGCCGGCCGCTACACCTTGCTGACCGAGTCCTGGCGGGGCGCCTTCAATGACGCCTTGAACCGTAGCGATTTTGGCTCGCCCGCCCATAATGGTCGCCTCAATCACGATCTGATAGCGATTGCCGACACCTTTCTGACGGAAGAGAAAGAGGCGGCACGACGGGTCGTCGAGGAAATCGCTTTAGAAGCTCACCAGACGACGTTGAGTGAAATACAGTCTGCGACAGCGATTCATCTCTCGGAGCGCGTCCTGGAGCATCTGGGTGTCACCCAGAGCTATCTTGTTGATGAAACTATCGCGCAGCTCTACCGCGACATCGCGCTGGTGCGTCAGACGCTGCGGCGCATCGTGCTCGAGGTATCGGTGGCGGCGCGCGCTCGGCGCATCCCTGAGCGAGCGGCCTTGATCGAATACCGGATTGGAAATTCCGCCGACCTGCAATTCACCTTTCATGATCGTCAGTCGCGTCGCTGGAGTTCCAAGAAGTTCATGCGGGCGCTTTGGCGTCACACGCTTTTGTCGACCTATAATGAAACCGTCATGATGACGCTTGCCGATCACGGCATCGAGCACGCCCGGGTGTTTCATCAGGACGGTAAGGCCGAGGTGCATGACATGCGCATCGCCTTCGGCTCCAACAGCAGCCTGCCGACCTATTCCGAGATCCGCGACGCCGTCTTTCATCCGAATGCCAACGCCTATCTGACCATGGAGCCGCTTGATGTTCAGGCCTAACGCCATCGGCAAGCTCAGCGTTCGTTCGGGACGTGATTTTCATGCGCGG